AGGAAACATCACAGTATCAGGAACAGTTGATGGTAGAGATGTAGCTTCTGACGGCACAAAACTTGATGGCATTGAAAGCAATGCTACTGCCGATCAATCTGCAAGTGAAATATTAACACTCATTAAAACAGTAGATGGAGCAGGGTCTGGTTTAGATGCTGACACTTTAGATGGTATATCTTCAGCTAGTTTTTTAAGATCAGATGCAAACGATACGATGGCTGCTACCTTAACAGCACAAAAAATTGTGCCAGCTAATGATTCACAATTTGATATTGGAGAAAGTGGTACTAGGTTTGCTAATGGATACTTCGATACTTTATATGGTGATGGCTCAAACCTTACAGGTATTAGTTCAGACTTAGTAAATGACACATCACCACAGCTAGGCGGTGACTTAGACACTAATAGCTTCCATATAAACTTAGACGATGATCATGCTGTAAGATTCGGTAATTCTAATGACTTACAAATTTATCATAATAATTCTGCTAACACTAATGAATTTACATCTTCTTTAAGTACTAACTTCAGAGGAAAGAATTTATATTTCTATACAAATCATAATAATAGTTCTGAGTCTGCAATTATGGCATACGCCAATGCACAGGTAGAGTTATATCACGACAACAATCTTAAATTTGCCACACAAAGTTATGGAATAGATCTTAACGATCAAATGATTCAAGATTGTTATGGTATAAACTCTGGTGGCGAACAGTTTAGAATGGTAGTTCCAACTGGTACGTCAGGCGGATTTAGAGTATTAATACATCATGCAGATGGCAGCCTTGCTTTTAGTGATTCTATTGCTGCTTTTTATAATACTCAAATTCAATTATTGAAAGACGTAAGTTCAGTCAGAATTACACCAGCAGCAAACAACACTTACGATTTAGGTTCTACATCAGCACGTTGGGCAAATATATATACTATGGACTTGCAATTATCTAACGAGGGTTCATCTAATGACGTTGACGGAACTTGGGGAAGTTATACTATACAAGAAGGTGCGGAGTCGCTTTACTTGATTAACAAACGCAATGGTAAAAAATACAAGTTTAATTTAACGGAGGTTTCATAATGGGTATTAATTATGATAACGGCATAACAGATAGTGCAGGGGGTTTTACTCATCCTGACCAACTAAAAGGTGCTGGACTTCCTTCTGGAGTTTATAAAATGAATACACCTGATGGCGGTGTACAAGATGCTTACTTTTTAAACTGTACTGGTACAAGTCAAGGTGGAGATCAAGGTTGGGTTTTAGTTGCTAGATGGCCCGCACCTTTAAATGGTAATGCAAGTTTAAAAGCAAACTTATCTTCTGTAAGAGGAATGGCTGATGTTTCTAGAACTGGAACGGCTAGATGGTCTGCTGATTGGGGTAGTTTGACTATAAAAGAATTTAGAATAATAACTTATAGTTCGAGTGATGGTAGTAATATTTTAGGAACTAGAGGTTGTGATTGGATTTATCGAATTGAAGGTCCAGGTATGTACAATGGTGAAAAGTCATGTGATACCAGATTATATAACTGGATTAGCAATAACTCACATGACGATCCAGGGATTGACGCACAGGTAGGTATGGAAAATAGGGCTGTATCTGGTAGCAAAGCTGGTTTTCATATTTATGGTGCTAGAGATGGATTCGGAAACTGGACTAATGCTAATTTAAAAGAAATAAGGCAAGCTGACCACGGTGATACTAGAAGTCAAATTAAACGTACTGGTTTCATGGTCCCAACCACCGATATGTGGTGTATGTACACTCAAGAAGATGGTACAAATGAACCTAAAGATGCTAAATGGAGTGTAAGTAGTACTGATTCTGATTGTGGACAAGACGTAGACCAAGATGGAAAAGTTGGGTATGATGATGCTCAATTTGGTCATTACTATAATCCAGGTACAAATCGTTCTGATAGTGATAATACTGTTAGTTTTGCTATAAATGATTTTTGTTGTACAGCTTGGATTAGATAATGGAAATAAAAATTAGACCACAATGTAATATAGGGGATGCGATTCGTGCTTTAATACCTAATTACGATGAATTAGATCCAAATGTTAATTGGAGTTACAACGCTATAACGAATGATTATGATACTTTAACTTGGGAGAGTTCTGTTATTACAAAACCAACTAAAACAGAAATTGAAACTAAGTTAGCTGAGTTAAATTTAGAGAACAAAAAGAACATAATAAGAAAAAGACGTAATGAATTATTAGCAGAAACAGATTGGATGGCTAATTCTGACGTAACAATGTCAAACGATTGGAAAACTTATAGACAGGCGTTAAGAGATTTACCATCTACAACTGACGTTGATAATCCTGTATATCCGACACCACCATCTTAATGATTAGGTGTGTTATTGATAATGCTCTACCAGCAGAAGAATATAGAACATTAGAATATATAGTTCATGGAAATGAGATAGATTGGAAACTGCATAATGGAACTGTTGGAACGCCCATAAATTTTGGTGATTGGCGATTTACTCATATTATCTATCATCAAAGAGCAGAACTAAATACAAAATATAAATTTGACTTTATGCCTATATTTAATTATTTAAAAATAGCTTCATTAATATCTTGCAAACTAAACTGTGATGTTTATACAGTCAAACCAGAACAAAGACCTTGGCATACAGATCAAGGTTTTCATACTGACTGTACATTTACGTCAATTTTTTATTTTAATGATTGTGATGGTAAAACTATATTTAAAGATGGATTTAGTGTTGAATCAAAACGAAATAGAATTTTGATTTTTAATTCTGAATTAGAACACGCTGGGGTTACACAAACTAATGCTCCTAGAAGATATGTATTAAACACAAATTTTATTGCAGATCCTAATAACTACCAAACATCCAGTTAAGGGGTTGTAACTCAATATTTTCTTGTGGAAATCTAAGCCAGCCAGTTGCTATATATTTTGTTTTAGTTTTACTTATTATCCCACGATGGCAATGAGTCCAATAAGAAGGCCATACAACTAATCTTCTTTCTTTTGCTTCTAACGATAAATCATAATTATCAAAATATGTACCGCCATCATCTACATCGTTTAAATAAAACATCCAAGCTCCAATTCGTAATGATGCTTTTTGGTTCATTACTTCACAATGTACTTTTTTAAAACCTTGATTTGGATAATATTTCTGTAAATTATATCTTTCATGTAATCTCCAGCTAGATATTAATTCTATTTGTGGGTGTGTACGTTTATATTTACCTAAAAATTTAAAAAGACTATCAATAATAATTTTGTTAATTTTTTTGTAAGTATCCATGTGTTTTGGATCTAAGTGATCTGGTTTTTTATTATCAATATCCATTGGTATATCCCATGACTCTTTATCCTCTTTGCAAACTACAGCCCCTTTACCTTTGTTTACTGCTCCTTCAATCAACACTCCATCTTTATTCATAAAATCTATAACATATTTACATTCCTCAGTTGTTAATGCGTTATCGTAGACTTCAATAAAATTCTTCATGTGTTGTATAAATCTAATAGTATTGGTATTATACTAGTATTATACTAGTATTATAATAAAGACTTGATGTTAGACCCTCAACAGAAACTTGCAGCACTTCAATCGGAACTACAACAGATTGCAAAAAACTATAACGAAGCAAAAGAAGTAATGGGTAACTGTGAACGTAAAATATTACAGATACAAGGCGGTATTGCTGCTTGCGAAGACTTGATAAAACAAAGTGAAAAAACTAACGAGAAGGTTTAGTTTTTACAGGTATATTGCGGTCAATAATCCCATACATGACATAAAGTGGTGCTAATCCTATAATTAAAAAAAGCACCATAAATGTAATTGGTACGCTTGCTTTAATTAATGCTTCTTTGATCATGTTTCAAAAAATTTGTAATTATCTTTCTATTTTATCTACAGTCTTAGTTCTAGGCATTTTAGGAGGTGGTTTCTTTACATTCAAATATGTAACTTCAGAACAATTTAAAACAAAAATAATGAATGAAGTTTTAGGTAATGTACAAGGACTTATGCCAAAGATTCTTGATGCAGAAATACCAGAAATGACAGGGCCATCAATGCCACAAATGCCATTTAAAAAATGAATTGTTATTGGTGTAATGATGAGTTAATACCAAGTGGAGATATAGATATTGATGAGTCTATGCCAACTTATCTAGAGTTTTCGGTAATGACTAATTTATCTTGTCCTAAATGTTTTTCGCAAGTAGAAGTATTAAAAAAAAGAGATGCCTATGACTGAAATACAGGAAATAATTATTCCTGAAATAACTACAATAAATATTCCTAATTTTGCTCCATCAAGCCTAAATAATCTATATGTTCCATTACCTAATATAAATTTGCCTGGATGTGTTAAAACACATCGTGATGTAAGACCTACTAATACTGCAATTATTGATGATGATGAAAACGGCTCTTTTTATTCTTGTCCTCCAGGTCACGAAATACCATCTTATGTACCTATAGATTACAACCCTAAAAAATTAGAAATAATAGAACAAAAACAACAACAAAAACCTGCACAAGAAGTTCCAAAATCTAAATTTGAACAACCGCAAATTCCAGAACAAAAAAAAGAGAAAGAGAAAGTACAGCTGGTAGATTGTCCTGGCGATGATAATTTAAGAGTAGGCCAATATGCTTCAGAACTTAAACTAGAGATTGTCGTTAATCATCGTAGATCGGATGATGGACTTAAATGCTATGAAGTCTATGAAAGTGTTCCGTTCATCTCTCAATACCTACCTCCTGTTTCTACTGTTGTTAGCACTACTGCTATTGGACTTATCGCTGCGAGTAGTCCAGCATTATTATCAATTATTAAGCCCTTAGTCAAAAAATTAGTAGGACGTTTTAGTAAAAAATCTACTGCTGAGAAGGAATAATTTTATGTGTATGAGGAATCACTTGATTAGCTTTTGGAACTAAATAAACATCCTTACAAATATTATAAAAAGGACTATCCGTAGTCAGCATTATGCCTTCTTGTTTCAATTTGCCACATTCACGAATACGAGCTATTTGCCAATCTAATCTTTTATTCTCCAACACTTGATTTTGTATTGATATCTGTGTATCAGCAGCAGACTTGCATTGATTTTGTAAGCCACGATCTAATGGAATACTAAAAGATGCTGATATTCCAAAATTTAATGCATAACTATCTTTGTTTGTTCCACTATAGTTTTGTTGATAATAAAGAATATTTCCTGGATTATCTGGCACACCATCATCATTTGCGTCTGTTGGATCGTAAACAGGAGTAGAATAAAAATCTCGATATGGTTTTAAATAATTTGCTCCAAAGGTGGTAAATGGGCTAATCGTGAGTGTTGGCCCTTGGCAAACAATATTACCTCCGTATTGGTTAGTGGTCATATTGCCTGTTAACGATTGGATTGCCATATTCGTTACCGAGCCATTATTGGATTGACTTACAGCATTAGCAAAGACTTGCGTTGGATATAAAAGTATTACTGAGAGAATACTGAGGTACTTGTAATTACGCTTTGTGATTCTATATTTCTTTGTATTACTGTCACGTTGGAGACTCCTCCAGGGCCTCGATAAGTTTCCGTAAATTGAAATGCGTTCCCAGAACTTGAATCGGTAAGTGTGAATATTGGTTTGTTCTCTGTTGATAGATCTAAACCTGTCCATGTATAACTTTGTCCACCTACTGTCCCATCAACATTCGTTGTATTTGGAGCGACTGATCCATCGGTTGAGACACCCAATCCAGTAACAGAATACTCATAAGAATTACCATGATAATCTGTAGAAGTGATAGTCTCATTGATAGATGTGGTTGTATTTGTGGTGCTGGAAACTGTCCCAGTAGTAAAGGCAGGGACAATAGGTTGAGCATTAAGCGGTAAAGCATATAAAAAAACTAGCAGTAAAAGTTTTTTCATAAATCATCTTATGGTTAGCTCCGTAACAAACTGTCCAGTAACTGTAGAACCAGAGTCTCCTTCATGTAATCCTGTGATCCCATGACCAGATGTAATAGAACCTGCAAAGCCATCTCCACTTCCAGCTACAGTTGAAATCACACTTCCAAAATTAGGAACTGTTCCAGCTGTAATAGTGCTGTTACTGCTTGGAATCGTATCTGCTGCTGTGAATGATTCTGTTAATGACCATGTACTTGCACAGTTAGCGGGATCTTCTCCACATCCATTTATAGAATAATCTCCAGCATTTAAAGTAACTGCACCATTACTTACAGTTAGTCCTCCGATCTGATCGTTTGAATCACTTGTTCCGATATTACTCCCAGAAGCACTATACGATGCACCAATCCGTGTGGCCTGTGTCATAGCTGCGTCAACTTTTACGCTTACGCTTGATGTAAATTTTGAAGTGATGTCAGCGTGGACTGGTGCTGACAGTAGAAATAATAATGGAAGTAGCTTTTTCATTTTTTAGATTTTGGGTCGATTACTTCAGCACCTTCTATTTTAATAGGTGTT